TCCGACCTGCCCCGTCGCTCCGGTCGGGCCGATGCCGCCCTGATCTCCTTTGGGCCCTACCAGTCCCCTCGGTCCGGCAGGACCGGCGACGAAGACGGCTGGGGCGCCCGAGAGGCTCGCCTTGAACGCCATCTCAGGTCACCACCGTGGTGATGCCCCGGCGATGCTCGACCGTGCCGAAGTACGGCACGAAGGTCGCGCCGTCCGCGCTGGCCACGAGATCGTAGGCGTAGGAGCCGGAAGCCAAATCTTCCATCGCGTCCCTCATGACGGCCATGGCAGCGGCACCGGTCGCGCCGCCGTTGACGATGGTGTCGATGCCGGGTGCGGAGGATGCGAACAGCGAAACGGTCGCGGCGGCCGCGCTCCGGCGCAGCATCAGGTCGAAGCGGATGCCGGTGACATCGAGCGGGACGGGCATGACCGCGATGGCGAAGGTGTCGCCGACGACGAAGGCCGTCGCGCCCTGCGCGAGCGAGAGCGTCAGCCCGCCCGCCGCGATAGTCGCCCCCGTGACCCCGATGGCCGACGGAACCTCGTTCGGCGTGCGCACGACGTAGCGGGCCGGCGCGCCGGCTGGCGTCTCGACGATCTCGATCGTGTGCGTGCCGAGCGCGGCCTGAGCCGCCACCTCGCTCACGACGAGCGTCCCGTTGCCGGTGTTGCCGCTGGCCGGGTAGCCCGCCGCCTGCCCGGCGACGAGGAATACGAACGTGTCACGCCAGTCGGCGTTCGTGAACGTGACGATGTCCGCCGGTTCCGCATTGCACGGCAGCGCCAGGATGTTGGTCACGGCGCGGCCTCAGGCCTGGATCTGCGCAGCCAGCCGGAACAGGTCGTCGATCTGCGCCGCCGACAGCCCGAGTGCCGCGCCGAGCGTCTCGACGTGCGGGTTCGCGCGCTGCCACATGTTGGCCTCGGCGAACCAGATCGCGACCTCGCCGCCCTCCTCCTCCACGAGCACCTTCACCTGATCGAGGTAGCCGGCGCGGTGGAGTGCGATCTTGGCCTGAGCGCGGGTCACGTCGACGACCGGTGCGGGGCCGGCCTCGGGCTCCGGCGGCGGAATCAGCTTGCCCTTGTCATCGAGGACGTAGCCGACCTCGGCGCCGCCCTTCGGCACGAGCGTCGCCCGGAACTCGGGGGTGTAGAGGGCCTCGGGCGCGACACCGGACGGCATCTCGACGACCTCGACGGCGGTGCCGTCCTGGATGCGCAGCATGGCAGACATCGGCGGCTTCCCCTCAGTACTCGATGATGATGAGGCCGTCGGCGCCAGGGCCGCCGTTGCTGGCATTGCCCGCCCCGCCGCCGCCGCCGGCCCCGCCGCCGCCCGGATAGGCGCCGTTCGATCCGTTGGTGCCGGTGTTCGGGCCGACCTGGGAGCCCCCGAACGCGGGGGCGCCGACGCCGGAGAGGGCAGACCCGCCTGCCGCAATGAAGCCCGTGCCGCCCGCGTTGCCGGGCCGGCTCAGGACGTTGCCGCCGGAAGCCTGCGACCCACCTGCGCCGCTCGGCGTCGCGATGCCGTTCGCGGCGTACTTGCCGCCCTGGCCGCCGGGAGCCGAGACGAGGCCGCCCCAGGACGACGTGCCGCCCGCGTTGCCGTCGCCCGACGTTCCGGTGCCTGCGGCCCCGACCGTATAGGCGACCGTGCTGCCAGGCGTGCACGGCACGTTGATCGCCTCGGCATAGGCGCCGGAGCCTCCACCGGAGCCACCATTACCGGCACCGAGCGCAGCGCCGCCACCGGCCCCGCCGGCGGCCCAGACCCGGATGCGCTTGATGGCCGTGACGCCGGCCGGGACGGTCCACGTGCCAGCACCGGGCATCGTGAAGCTCGCCGTGCTCGACGCCGGCTGATTCGAGGTCAAGACACCGGCGAGCTGGAGGTTGGAACCGTCGTCGAGGAACAGCACGACCTGGCCCGCGATCCAGTCGCCCGCTCGGATCGGCGTGCCATCGGCGCGGACCACGGGGCGCAGACCTCGATTGTCGAGGTTGCCGGCGGTGCCTCCTCCGACCGCCGTCGCCGCCATCTTGATGCTGTAGGCGTAACCCGCGACGTAGCCCGCGATGTCGGGGGTGACGTTGGCCGTGAAGGCGCTGGCGTTGCCCTGGGCTTCGCCGTAGTGCCAGAGGGCGAGTGCGGGAGGGAGAGGAGCCGACTCCGCGATCTTGGCGGAGAGCGCCGCGTTGAAGTTCGCCAGCAGCCCAGCCTGATCGCCATTGTCGAGCGCATCGTAGTTCCGGCTCGCAATGAACGCCGCGACCATCGCGGCGACCGAGGTCGACTGTCGCCACGCGGTGTTGCACTGCGCGGAACTCGCCACCCCGCCGGCGAAACCGCTCAACCGCGCACCGAGCGCTGCCCACCCGGCTGCGGTCAGCACGTTGGCGCCCGGACCCGTGCCGAAGGGCACGAACTCGTTCGTTCCAGCCATGGTCGCTCTCAGGGGTTGGAGGGCGCGAACCCGCGCGAAAGGTCAGGCCTCGAGGAGGCGTTCGGGCTCGACGCCCCAGGCTCCGGCGTCGAAGCCGGAGACGAACTCGTTCTGAACGTCGAAGCCGAAGAGCGCCGCACCGTCGACGCTCGTCACGGCGTAGGTCGTCATCACGCCGGCCGGCTTGATCGGGATCGCATCCTGCGCCAGCAGCCCGAGCTCCAGGGGCCCTGGGATGCGGCCCGAGACGCCGATCGTCATGGAGACGTCGACGCGCTCGGTCGTCGCCTTGGCCGCCGCGGGATCGAACCAGTAGGCCTGATCGAACCCCTTTCCCTCTTCGTCGAAGGCGAACAGGATCTGCGGGTAGGGAACCTGCGCATTGTCCTGCACGAACACGTGCGTGGCCGGATCGATGAAGAAGACGTCGAAGGCGGCCTGCGCGCCCGGCACGGTGCCGTCCCACCGCTTGGCGAGGATGTTGGCCCGCAGCAGTCTCCGGTAGGTTTCGTCGTCGAGTGAGTAGACCCCGAACGAGCCGGAAAAAGGCCCTTTCCAGACGCCCCTGTCGAAGCCCAGGCGGTCATCGTCGAACGAGAACCAGGGCTGCGGAATCGGAAGTCGGACGGTGCGCGCCCGACCGACCCACAGTCCCACGACATCGAGTTGGGCGCCGATGGCCGTATCGAGATCGAAGACCGCGGGCAGGCCCGCGATGACCGCGCCGGCCGTGACGATCGGCTCCAAGGAGCCCGAAACCGTCGCGACGTAGCGCGGGTTCTCGACCTGCCAGGGCGTGATCCGACCGAGGTAGAGCGTGAGGGGCTTGGCCATCACACGACCGTCGTGATGTTCACGTCGCTCGGGTCACAGACCAGGGCCTCGTTGAACGCCGCAGCGATGTCTCCATAGGCATCGCTTGTGAGGTCGGCCCGCTTGGCGACGAGCCCGACGATCTCGAAGGTCGCGGCACGCGGGTCGTCCAGAAGGTTCGCCGCGGGATAGGCGCTGCTGAGCTGCTGATTGGCGCCGATATCGATGCCGTTCGTGTAGGCGGCGAGTGCCTGCTGGATCGCCGCGGCGACGTCGAGCGTGTAGCCCGCCTTCGGACGAAGCGTGACGTACCAGGCGATGGTGCGGCGTGCCGGGCGGAAGAACCGGATCGGATGCGGGATGCCGGCGCGATCGGTGAGAACCTGAAGTTGATCGCCGTAGGTGCCGACGCCGGGGCTCTTCTTGCCGGCGATGACGCTGGCGATGGTGGCGACATCGCCGCCCTCGACCACGGCCGTGAGGGTGTGACCCGGCGCGCCCGTGAAGCCGTCCGGGAGGTTCGTGTCGTTCTCGTAGGCCTTGACCCGCGTCACGCCCGTCACGGCGAACAATGCGCCGACCAGGGCCTCCAGGATGGTCTGCGCCGGGAGGGCCGTCGAAAGCGCCTGCCGCTGGCGCAACTGCCGATCGGTCTCGATGGGCAGGCCGACGGCCGCGGCGATGGGGTTTCCGACGGACTGCCAGCCGAGCGTCGGCGTGGCGATGGTGTCGATGGCGCCGCTCGGAGCCGCCACCGCGCCGAGGGTCTGACAGGTTGCGGTCACGGTGATCTGGCCGGCCGGCGGAATGATCACGCTGTCCGGCAGCGACCACAGGTTTCCGCTCTGATCACGTGCCGCCCCCGAGACGATCTCGGCACCGACCTGACCGACGATGAGCACGTCGGCGGTCGAGTAGGTCGCCGACTTCCTGCGGATCCCGTTGATCTTCACGACCGACGACAAGCCGGCGCCCTGAGCCGTGGCAGGCGAGAACGCGTTGTAGACCGCGACGGCCTCGCCGTTCGCATCATGCAGGGCGTTGGCGAGAAGCGCCATGAACTGCCCGTCCTGGCAGTCGGCTCCGAGATAGACATCCTGCCCGTAGATCGAGCGGTAGAGCCCCTGGAAGTAGCCGAGGCAGGCCGCGTAGTCGGGCCGCACGATGCCCGCTGCGGTGATCTGACAGACCGGCGTCGAGCCCATGTCAGCGACCGTCCTGCACGAAGGTGTCGACCGCGGCCGTCGTCGTCGGGCGGCCCTGGGCATTGCGGCTGAAGGCGGTGTCGATGGTGGCTGCGATGGCGAAGCCACGCGTGTCGCGGTTCAGCACGCTGTTGTAGGCCGTGATCGCGACGACCCCTGGCGAGCCGAGGATGCGCGAGCGGTAGACTGGATCGCGGGTCGCCTCGGTCCGCTTGCCGAGCACGCGGGTCTCGACTTCCGTTCCTTCGGCCAGATCCAGGAACCACTGTCCCTGCCAGAGCTGAAGCCGGCTCTCGACGACCTGGGCCACCGCGTCAGGCGTGTCATGGTGGAAGGCGGCCTGATCGCCCCCGAACACCATATCGCCGTCCGCATCCACGCGACGGACCCGCATCAGCGGCCCCACGCCGCCAGCGCGTACCGGGCCTGAACGAGGCCGTCCGCCGGGCTCTGCGACCCGGTCACCGCGAGCAGTGTCGCGAGGCCGAGCCAGAAGCCGATGAAGCCGCCGAGCATCCCGGTGAAGGGGCCTCCGCCGTTGCTGAAGGTGCTCGGCGCGCCGAAGCTCTTGGCCGAGGTGACCGCATCCTTGAAGTGCGTCTTGCCCGTCACCTCCAGGCCCTTCGTCGCATCGATCGACATGGCCATGGCGGTCTTCAGCGCGATGCCGGACTGCGGGTTGACGGCGATGGTGTGCTTGCCCCCGTCGGCCGCCATCGATGGCCCGTTCTTGGGGTGCAGGTCGAACATGTGCTTGCCGTCGTCGGAGCGCATCTGCGTCGAGGTGGTCGACACGTTCTCGAGCTTGCGCGGCGTCGAGCGGATGCCTGGGATGTAGATTGCGTCCGAGAGCGAGTGCATGCGGGCGTCGACTTGGCTCTGGATGCCGCCCTGCTGGTGCCAGGCATCGAGCGAGCGGCCGCAGAACAGGGCGATGCCCTCGTCCCCCTCCTTATGGGGATGCGTGACCGTCACGCCGCCGCCGCCCATGTGGTGGATCGGGCAGTCCGAGAGGACGGGAAGCTGCGTGAGCTCGCGCGTCCCGTCCGGCTTCAGCTTCGTCGCCTTCACGGAGGGTTGGAGGCTGATGGTGTGCCCGTCCTTCGAGTCGGCGGCGACCTTCACCGGCATGGCGACCCAGATGCCGGCCTTCACGGCATCCGTGATCGTGGCCAGCATCTCGTCGAAGTCGTCGTAGCGAGTGCGCAGGTCCATCAGGTCTGCTCCTCGGTGATGCCGCGGGCGTAGAGACTCGGCGACGCGCCGCCGTCGGCCTTGACGCACACGATCTCGGTGTACCAGTTGGGGCCGCGGGTATCGCCGTTGTGCTCGACGAGCAGCGCCTTGTAGATACCGTCCGCCGCGAGCCCGAGTTGGTTCTGTAGAAGTTCGTTGTTGAGCGCACCGGCGTAAGCCGGACTGAAGGCCGCCTGCTGGATGCTACCTTCGCTGATCCTAATCTTCTGGGCAGGCAGGATCCGGTAGTTGAGCAGGCAGCGCACGACGACGCCGTCGAGGGTCTGCTCGGGCAGCCCGATCATGCCCGTGTCGGAGTTCAATTCGATCACGCTGCCGGGAAGCGCGCTGTCGTTCTTCACCACGTTCAGGCGGCCGTTGGTGATGTGCCAGGACGAGCCGGTCGCGAAGCAGACCTCTCGAAGCAGGTCCCTGGCCATCCCGAAGCAGGCGAAGCCGCGCGGAAACTTCTTTGGGCCGAGGTCGTCGATGTGGCCGACCGTCACTCCGAACTCGCCGAGCGCCTTGGCGGCGGCGACGATGCGATCGCGGTACGTGTGGCCGGAGGCCAGCGACTTGTTCACCGTCGCGAAGTTGCGGGCACGCTGGGCGCTGGTCGCAAGAATGTGGACCACGGTGTCGGTGACGTTCTCGCGCAGGATGCGCACCTGAACGATCTCGCCTTTGAAGATGACCCCAGCACCGCTTTCGTAGCCCGCCTCCAGGGTGACGCTGCGGTACTCCTTCCGGATCGCCTGAGCCGTCGTCTTGGACAGGTTGTAGATGTAGATGTTGACGTGATGGGGCGTCGAGGAATCGCGCTGGTGCACGTCGAACCGGATGCGCATCTGCGATGCATCGAGCGCCTTGCCGCCACCCTCAATGGTGACCCGACAGACGCGAAGGTACTGCTCGCTCATCACGGTCAAGCGGTGGTGACGTAGAACAGGTGCGCCGTCTGACCGAGGCCGGGGTAGGTCGGGATCTCACCGGCCCCGCGGTCGGTCGTGACGTAGAGGCCGCCCGTGAAACCGAGGTGCCGGTGCTGCGCCAGCAGATCGACACCGACGACGAGCGGGATGCCGGCGACGAGAAGCACTCCGTCCTCGTCGCCGATGTCGAGCGTCCAGCCGCCCTCCTCCGCATCGTTCCAGAGTGCTCGCATCCGGTAGACAATGCCGTCCAGAGTAATGGAGAAGCGCTGCGCCTGGGGCGTGAGGGGGATCTCGAGGGCGGCCACGGATCAGGAGCCGAACACGTTGTAGGGCGACGCCTCGACGCCTTGAGGGCGGTTGTCGTTGTCGATGCCGTCGATCTGCAGTTCGCCCAGTTCGGCGGTTGGACCGGAGCTGAGACCGTCCATGCCGGGCGTCCCGAGCGATCCGAACGACCCGTTGCCGAGCGAGCCGCCGTCGGTGTTGAAGCCGCCTGGGTTGAAGGATCCGGCGAACTCGCTGCCGGTGATGGGCAGGCCCTGCTGGTCGCCACCGTTGGTGGTCCCGCCGGTCGTCTGCGGCGAGGCCTGATCTCCCGACTGCCCCGCACCGGCCGTGTCGCTGCCGGTGCTTGTGGTCTGGGTGGAGACGATCTTGATCTCCTGAAGTCCGCACAGGACCATCAGGGCGTTCTCGGAGCGGGCGTCGGTGATGACACCCAGCGCGCGGATCAGCATGTTCCGATAGACGCGCTTGCCGGTCGTGACCGTGAACGGCCGTCGGCTCTGCTGGAGTGCACGAAGGGCTTGGTAGACGTCCTGCGTGTACCCGGCATAGGCGGCCGATGAGTCCGAGAACCCGCAGCGCATATCGAGCTCGGCCGGCCGGGCGAAGGCGTGGTCCGTGATCGTCGCACCCTTCTCGACCGGGTGCTGCGTGATGATGAGCTCGTCGCGGTGCGCCTCTTCGATCACCACGTCCGGGATCACGGTTCCGATGGACCGGACGGGCGAGGAGATCAGAGCGTAGGTCAGTTCGCCGAGGAGGGACATGCGCCGCCCTCCCGGTTGGCGTGGCTACAGGCGTTTGGGGTTCAGCAGGCCACGGATGATCGCGTCGTGTCCGGTCTCGGGCTTCAGCGGCGACTGCATGGCCAGCGTTTCAGCGGCGATACGCTGCGGATCGGCCGCGCCATCCGCGATGCGGGTCAGAGCGTCGGCCATCTCCTCAAGAAGCTGTGCAGCCTCGCCCTCGGTGGTCTCGTGCGCTGGAATGCCCTCAAGCTCGCCGGCCAGATCCTCGGCCGTCTCGCGCAGGTCCGCAACGAGTTCGTTCAAGGGGGTGCGCGGGAGGGGTTCGGGCATGTCGGGCACATTGCAGAACATCGATTTGAGATGCAATCATAGCCCGTCTATCGTGCCGAGTGGGCAAACAACGGAACCCTGAGCTATGGAAGCGCTCCTCGTCGCGCTCGCGCTAGCACCGGTAACGATTATACTGTTTTTTATATTCTTTGCCCTGCTAGCTATATTAATTGCGATATTGTTCCCTAAATTCTCAAGAAGTTTTGTGATTGCTTTCTTGTGTCTAACAGTTGCAGCGTATGCGTTAACATATTTGCCAGATCAGCCTCGAGATGTCTCTACGACAAGCGGCGATCAGGCGGTTTCGACCTCAAAGTCCTTATCGGCGACCGAAGCATCGGGAGATGAAAGCGATAGTTATTGGAGTCGATCACTACGCACAGATCCTAAGAGCGGTTCTGAAGCTCGGGAAATTCCTTCAGGATCTCGGCCGCAGAACGGCGGCACTACTTGGACAGGGCCCGCCTCTGCGGTGCGAACACCTCCCACGCCAGCTCCAACAGGAAATCCAGGCCGTTGCCTGCTTCGGGTCGAAGGTACGACATATTTGGATGATGTCTGTAACGTTTCTATCAGTCAGGATGGAAGTTTCACAATAGGAACAGCTGAGCATCGCGAAGGCTTAACGTACTTCGCAATCGTCAATAGGCAAGGCGACGGAACTATGCTGGGTTTTTGGAACGAACGCATTGGAGCAACACACGCTCAAACCCCTCTTGGTCGCCTAAAGCGAAACGGCGCGTGCTGGGAGAATGCGCGCGCATCGGTGTGTGCTTGGCGTTAGCGGATCGCGGTCTGGGCGTTCCGCAGGCTCAACTCGTTGGATCGGTTCATCGCGCGTTCGACGAAGGCGCCGGTGGTTGCCGGGTCGCCCGAGCCATCGATCTTGATCGACATCGAGTTCTGCATCGTCACCTGATTGGACGTGCTGTTGTTCGTCGTCGAAGCGCCCAGTGGAGCGCCGGCGGTCGCCTTGCTGACATCGAAGCCGCCTGGACTGAAGCCGCCCTGCGGGAAGTTGAGCGGCGGAAGCCCTGTCGGCTTAGATTTCTGAGCGTCCTCGTAAGCTTTCAGTGCTTCTCGCGCATATCTGAAGCGACTTCCATAAGCCTTAACCCCCGCACCTTCGAAGTCGCGCTCAAACACACGCATCTCATCTTCAGATCCGGTTGCATTCTTGAGATTAGAAATCGCGTGCTTGTGTGTGTTCTGAAGCTCCCACTTCAGGAAGCCGTAGTTCGCCTCATCGCTTCGTGGATCAAGTCCACGCTGCTTTGCATACTCGAAGAAGCGGCGTTTGCGTCCCGGATCGGTCCATTGTGCCCAGCCGCGCCCCGGGCCGCCGCCGCCCTCCTCGAAAGCTCTGAAGCCTGCGCTCTCATGGCCTAGGTTGCCGAGTACGATTGAGGCCTTTTCCTTCGTGAGCCCAAAGTCGTCCATAAGGCGCTGCATGACCCCTGGAGACTTCTCCCGAAATGTCTGACCCCCGATGGGAGCGGTCGAGCCACCCCCGGCATCCGTCGGCGTCCCGATCCCCGTCTTTCGCTTCAGCCAATTGAGACCGCGCGTGAAGAGGCCGGGCTTCTGTGCCTCCTGATGGCTGTTGAGGCGAGCCTCGCCGTCAGCCACCTCGCTGCCCTTCCCGAGCCATGACGACACAACGCGTCCGATCGGGTCGCCTCCACGGGCGGTGTCGAAGAGGCCGAGCTTGCCGAGAAGGGAGATGACCCTCTCAATGACCTTGCCGATCTCGACGAAGCGGTCACGGATGAACCCGAGCTCCTTCGTCAGGTTGCCGCTCTCCAAGCTCTGCGTGAACTTCTCGACGGCGTCACCGACTCGCTTGAAAAAGCCCTCGATATCCTCGCGGTGCTCTTCGACCCATGTCAGGAGCGCCTTAACGACGCGCTCCAGCGCTGGGGCGAACTGGATCAACATCCGCTGGCCGACCGCGCCGATCAGGGCGCCGAGCGTCGTCAGGGACCGCGTGAAGCTGTGCCCGGCTTCGGCCGCCTTCTCGTTGTCGAGACCGACCATCCTGGCGGTCTGATCATACTCCTCGCGGTAGCGCTTGATCTCGGCGCGGTACTTGGTGAGGGTTTGATAGGTGCCCTCGTCGATGCCCAGGAGCGAGGCCATCTGCGCACCCGCGTAGTACGGGTGCTTCTTCTGGATCGCGTCGATCGCATCGGACAGGACGTCGATGCTGTCGCCCGCCTTGCCACCCTGCGTGGTGGCCACGCCCAAGTCGCGGATGAACTGCCCGACGCCGGGGTTCGTCCGCATGGCCCGGGCGAAGGACTCGACCGCGGACTGTGCGTTGGCCGTCGAGCTGCCGACCTGTCCGAAGGCGTAGCTCAGCCCCTGGATGTTCCTGGCCGTCGAGCCGACGCGCTGGCTCGTGAAGTAGAGGGTGTCGAAGTTCGCGGCGATCTTAGCGACGGCAGCCGCGGCGGCGAGCGCGGCCGCCTCGAGCGCCAGGGTCAGCACGGTGGCCGAGCGCGTGATGCCGGCGACCGTCTCTCGGACCTTGCGGCCACCCTGCTCGTCGACCTTCCAGCCGAGCGAGACCACGAACTCCTTGAGGACGTCGGCGCTCATTTCGTCTTCAGCGCCTCATGGATGCGGTGCCGGTTCTCGGTCTCGTAGGCCATCGCGTCATTGATCTCGGCGACATGCTCGATCGACAGCGGGCCTTCCAGAAGATCGGTGTACCGGTAGTAGCCGAGGGGGATCGGCCCGAGGATGAACTCGTCCCCGTCCGGCATCAGCGCAAGCTCTACGTCGAGGCTGTGGCCCCGCCGCTCAAGCCGGCGAGGCCCCTTTGAAAAAGCTCGCTATAATTGTCCCGCAGCACGTGGGCCGCAATCTGGAGCATCGCCATCAGGTCGATGTCCTGGAACATCAGCGCGCCGACATTCGGCGGCTTGATCCTGGCCCAGGCCTCACCCTGCTTCCGCTCGACGACCGCAAGGCAATGGTCGAGGATGTAGTCGGTCGCCTCGTCTGAAAGGCCGCCGATCGCATCGGCGAAGACCGGCAGCGCATTAGCCCCGCCCTGATTCGCGGCGAGGCTTTGGAGCGGTCCGAGGATCGGCGCCATCCGGCGCAGGACGTGGAACTGGGTGCGGGCGTTCATGCGCCCCGAACGATAGGTCTGCCCATCGACCTCGAACTCAGCCATGGCCGCCTCAGAGGTTCAGGGAGCCGTCGCCGAGGACGCTGTCGATGTCGAGAGCGTTGAAGGCCCACTCCATCGTGCCGCCGTCCTTGGCGTTGGTGTTCGGTGGGAGCCGGACGAAGGCGCAATCCTGCGCCGAGTGCTCGTCGCCCCAGGCCGGATTCGACACCGAGATGGTGTTCTGGCCGGTGTAGGCGCTCGACGTCGACTGGAAGCGGTACATCGCCATCAGCGCGGCGTTGAGTGGGGAGTTCTTGAGGAGCCGGATGACGACACGCCCGGCGTTCGCGGCGTGCAGCGAGTGCATCCCGCCGCGGGTGGCGCCGGTGACCATGCTGGTCTTGTCGTCCGTCATCTCGACGGTGATGCCCTCGTCGGCGACGCCGCCCTCGGAGAGGATCAGGCTTCCGCCCGGGCCCGTGATCGAGCACGTGACGTCGAGAAAGCTGTAGGTAGTGCCCACGGCGCGTTACTCCGTTCAGCGGTTGGCGAGCACGGCCGAGGCGACGAAGTGCACCGCACCCGCCATCTTCAGCGCGATCTGGAAGGAGACGGACTTGCGCGCGGCGCGGTCGGCGTCGCTCTGCGACTGCACGAGCGGCGCGTAGATGTAGTAGCCGGCGCTGAGGGTATCGCCCGTCTTCAGCGAGCCGAAGCCGGGGCCGGTCCAGAGACCGGGCGCGATGAGGCCGTTGTCGACGGCTCGGGCGCAGACCTTCTTGGCGACCGCCTTGAGCAGGTCCATGCCGGCGTCGGTCTGCGGCACCTTCGTCGGGGTCTGGTAAAGCAGATTGTACCAAGCCGTCTGAAGCTCGTTCTGGAACCAGTCGAGGCCGTGGCGCTCGTCGAAATAGTCGCCGTTGATCATCTTGCCCGGGAAGAGCACCGCGGTGCCGTTCTCGACCTGCGTGAACACGTTGACGTTCTTGGCGAGCAGGGCCTGGAACTGCGACTCGCTCAGGCTTTCCGCGACGACGCCGGGCTCCTGCTTGTAGGCAAGCGTGATCGTGGTGTTCGACCCCTGGAAGTCCACGGTCGCGGCCCGGCCGAACAGCGAGGTCGCCGCGTAGGGCGAGTTCCGGGAGAACTGGACGAAGGTCTTCGACAGGCCGAGCGCCTTCAGCTGGCTCGCGAGCTCGGTCGTGTTCGTGATGTCGAGGACGTTGGCGTTCGTGGTCGTGATGCCGAACGTGTGGCTCTTGTTCAGGCCCTCGACGAGGACGGCTGCCGCGATGACGTCGGCGTCGGCCGGCGGCGTGCCGGTGGCGACCTGGATCGAGTACCAGTCGTTCGAGATGTCCGCGAAGGTGGCGATACAGGACACGAGCGACTCGGCCGCCACGCCGACGACCGGCGTCGAAGCGTCGACCGAGGTCAGATGCATGATCGGCCCGAGGTTCGTGCCCGACGGCGGCGTGCCCGCGTAGCTGACGGACGAGCCGGCGCCGGTCATCCCGCTCTGCACGTTGAAGCGCTTGAGCACCGCATCCCAGGTCACGGTGACGCCCGAGGCGACGGCGGCGATGGCCGTCTGCACGAGGTTGGCGACGGCGTTGAGGTTGAGCGCCGTCGACAGGTTGATGCCGGTGATGTCGCGCTGGGTGCCGTCGATGGTGAGGCGGAGCGCCCCGGCCGTGACGCCGGTGAAGTTCGAGAGAAGCTGTTGGCTCGTGCTGAGGGAGGCGCCGTGCAGGACGCCGGGCGCCGCGGTCTGAGCCCAGCGGCCGATGTAGAGCAGCGCTGGCTGCGGCTCCTGCGCGAAGTAGAGGTTGGCGGACTGGTACTCAGGCGCGCTCGTCCCGAAGGTCTGCGCGACCTGATCGAGGCCCGTGAAGGGGCGCAGGCGCTCGCCGACGTCGATGACGTTCGAGGGGCCGACGACGAGGCTAGCGCCGAAGTTGCGGGTCGGCGCGGCGGTCGGATTGATGGAGACGTCGACCCGGACGAAGTCGGAGACGTTGAGCCCAGTTGCCATGTTCAGGTCTCCGGAGCCTCGACCGGCGTCTCGATGATCGTCCCGCTGTCCGCGTGGACGGTGCCGACACCCTTGAGGACGTTCAGGATCGGGTAGATGCGCTCGACCCGACGGCGCAGACGGAAGATGAGATCGGCGCGGCGGCGCGTGCGGGTGTTCATGATGGAAGGCACGCGCCGGACTGGATCGACGTCGTAGAGGGCCATGCCCATCCGGGTCAGATCCTCGCGGTTCTGGGCGATGGAGAGGCCGTCGCGCATCAGGCTCGCGTAGCCGTCGCCCTTCGGGCCGTAGAAGCTCGCCAGGGCAGTGACGGTCTCATGGGCGATGAGGATTGTGCTGCCGTCGCCGGCGCTGCGGTGGATCTGTGCGGGCTGATCGTCCCGCATCGTGTCGGTGACGCCGACGGCGCACCAGGTGGTGCCGATCGACGGGATGCGCGGCCGCTCCTCGCCGAGATCGTCGTTCGGCTGCCAGCGCGCCCGGACCCAATCGCCGGGCAGGCCCGTCAGGCCCACGACGAGAGCCTGTAGCACCTGATCGAGGTCGAGGTCGGTGGCCGGCGCCGGCGATGTGGGCGCGAGGTAACCGCCGGTCGCAGAGGTGTTAGCCGAGGTAGCCATCCGGAGGCTCGGTCTCCGAGGGGTTGTTATCGGCGAGCTTGCAGAGCGCCTTCACGTACCCGTCCCCGAACTGCCAGGGCTGGGCGTTCACGACCGTGTAGGTGCCGGGCCCGCCGTTGCCCCACTGGATGCGGTCGGCGGCCCGTTCGAGGCCGCCGGTGCTGAGCGGAAAGCGGGTGTAGATCGTGATCGCGCCGTCGAGCGCGTCGCCCTCGCCGAGTTGCACGAGGTCTCGGCCACCGTCCGGGCTCACGACGCCGGTGAAGTCCTGCCAGCCGCCGACCGCGGTGACGGTCCCGTCGGCACGAGGGTCCAGAGCCGTACAGAACACCCGCAGGCTCGTGTCCTGGAAGTCCGGGTCGTCGAGGACGTCGGTGACGTCGAGGCCGGGCAGCAAGTCAGTGCACCGCCAAGAAGGAGGCCACCAAAAACAGAACCGCAAAGCCGAGTATGCCGACGAGCAAAGGATCCATCCTAGCGCCCCTTCCCGCGGATCACGTAGGTGTAGGCGGCCCGCAGCGCCCCAGTGTCGGTCAGCGGCTTCTCGCCCTTGCGGCCGCGAGCCCTGCGCCGCGCCAGGGTGCGGGGCGAGAGCGGTACGAAGGGACCTTCGGTGATCTTGGCGCGGATCGCGTTCTGCGCGAGGAGGCCGACCGTGTGATAGGCCTTGGTGACCGCGCCGCTGTCCCCGTCGATCGCCGCCGTGCCCGCGGTCCTGAGCCGCGAAACGGCCTGAGGCAGGACCGCCTGCACCCCCGGCAGAAGGTGCGGCCGCGCCGGGATGTTGCGCTCGGGCAGGCCGAACTCCATCGCGTATCCGATGGTCGCGTTGTTCGGTGGCTGCGGCTCGCCGGCCTCGGCCGCACGGTCGGCGGTCTCTGCAGGGATGCCGACAAGGAGCTTGGTCTTCACGAGATCGGCGACTGCGGACAGGACGGCCTCGGTGCGATCCTTCTTGACGACGAGGGGCATCAGACGAACCGTCGTCCGAAGCGCACGGCGAGCACCGCCGGATGGACGCTGTAGCGCGGCCCCGTCGCCATGGACCGGAGCAAGCCGTAGAGGCGCTGTCCGTATGGCGTCGCATTGTAGGGCCCGGCGCCGGCATAGGCCGTCAGCGAGACGTCCATGCTCTTGGAGACGCCCCCGACCGATTTCGACGTTACCGGCGCCAGGGATAGCCCGGCCGCCCCGCCGACGCCGGCATTGGCCGCGCGCGCCGACAGGACGATGTTGTGCGCGACGAAGAGCAGGACAGCGAGAGTGTAAGACGCGCCGAGACGCGTCTCACTGTAGAGCTTCGTCGCCTGCTGAAGCCAGAAGTCGATCTGGGTCTGCGGATAGACCGTCTCGTTGCCGAACTCCGGAAAGGCCGCGACGAGATCCGCTCTGGTGATCGCCACGGCCCTTAACTCCTCAGACCCGTGCGGGACGGCCAGGGCGACGCGGCGCGGAAGGGTTGTCGCCGACCTGCGAGCGCGGGCTGTCGTCATTCGGCTCGTCGCTGTTGGCGGCCATGGCGTCGGAGCTGAGCGGCGCCTCCTCGGTCTCGCCGCTGCCCTCGCCCGCGAGCTTGTTGTTGGCGCGGTCCTTCGTCAGGCGCTCCAGCGCCGGCTCGTGGCCGAACTCGATCTCCCCGGGCTCGTAATCGTCGTCGACCTCGCGGACGAGGCCATTGGCGAGCCAGTCGTGGTCCGGGTTGCCTTTCTTCCAGGCCGCGAAGGCTTCCGCGTCGACGCTGGCCACGGTATCCTGACCTGGATGGCCCGCGCCCGGCACGGTGAAGGCGACCGGCGCGGGGCCGACGCCGGGGCGCTCCGGATCGGCCGGCGGCCCGATGAGCGAGACGGCCATCGGCAGGCGGCTCGCGATCTTGATCATCTTGCGCTCGGCCATGGCTACTTCTCCGCCGTCTTGATGGATCGGAACTCGGTGGGAAGGTCGCGCGGATTGACCGGCTCCATCCCGCAGAGGCCTGCCTTGCCCTCACGGGCCATGCCCCGGGCCCGGTCGTCGCTCGACGCGGCGAAGATGAAGCCCTTCTTGACCGCATCGAGCTCGCGGTTCTGCGCGAGCCATCGATCAAAGAAGTCGCGGTCGACGCCGGGCGTCAGGCCGTAGCCGCCGGCGTGCGGGGCGAACTCGACCTCCTCGGACGGGTTCACCGGCCGCGCGCTGCCGGCAACGGTGATCGCCCTGCCGGTGCGCACGGCGATCTCGTACTCGCGGTAGCCGCCGCCCATGACGGGCTCGGACCGCTTCACCATGGTCTGCTCCTGCAGGACGAGGCCGTGCGGGAGCTTGCATGCGACGGTGACGGTGCCGGGCATCGCTCAGACCCCCACCATCTGGGCGCAGGCGAGCGGGTAGCGGATGATCGCTCCCCAGCTGCCCGCCGTCTTCTTCTGCGCGTAGGCGGAGAGGTTGCGCACGATGCCATGGTCGCGCAGCTTCTCGTTGAAGGCGCAGTACCCCACGTCCTTGCCGTCGAACGACCTCGCCCAGAGCTGCACGACCTCGCCCGCCACCGTGGAGTAGCGGTAGGAGGTCTCGACCTCGAGGTTCGGGAAGTTCTTCTTGATGAGGTCCGCGACGCCGACGCCGAACGAGTTGACGGCGGTGAGGCCCATCTGCGCACTCGGAGAGAGAGCCAGGATGAGCGGGTCGCTCATCTTCACGCGGCCGGCCGTCTGCGCGACGATCTTGGAGAACAGCGCCTGGAAGTCGGCGTAGACCTCGTTCGCGGTCGCGACGACGGCGCCGTTGTTGACCCACTTCACGCCGCCGGCGGCCTTGGTGCTCGGGGTGAGCGCGGCCGAGAGCGACGGATCGTTGAGCAGGCCGTAGTTCTGCAGGCCCGCCACGCCGAAGTGGTAGGTGTAGTCCTGGAACTTGTCGAGCGTCGACG